GATTCCAATCCATTGCCTTCTTACCATGCTTAGTGGTATATGCTTCGACAATGAAAGCGATCTCTTCGCCAGTCAGTTCTTCCATGATGACCAGTGCCTGATCCTCAGTCTGGATCATCTCATTCTCGATGAGATATCCAACAACACAGTCATAGAAACTTACCGACTCAACATCGAGAGTCTTGGGATAGTCCTTATCACCAGGTTTGGCAGGTTTCTCACCACGCTTACGCTTAGCATGAATGTTATCCCAGAGACCTTTCTTCTTCTCTTCAATGGTCTCGCCTTCTGGTTCGTAAGAATCGAAAGTCTTAGACATCAAAGGATTTGGAGTCTTTGGTTTTGCAAAGTTCTTACCAAACTTTGCAGCGGAAACAGCCTTACCGAACTTCTCTGCAGCACCACCTGCTTTCGTTCCACCAGGTTGATTTCTTAATCGATCATACTCTTTATTAACTAAACTATCGATGCTAGGTTTTTTAGGTGCTGCAGGTCTCGATACAGCAGTAGGTGCTGGTGAAGCAGGTGCCGCTGGTCTTGCAGGTGCTGCTGGTGCTGCAGGTGCTGCAGGTGCTGCTGGTGCTGCAGCAGGTGGTGCTGGTTTAGCAGGTGGTGCTGTTGGATTACCTGCACCAGTACCAAAGTAATCTTTATTAGTAGCGCGTTCTTTGGAGTTCTTATCAATCTGTTGCTGTGCAGCAGGAGTAGATGCACGAGTTGTAGAACTGTTATTGGTAGGAACTTGACCTGTTCTCAGGAAGTTACCAATGTTATTGAGTCTTCGCTGCTGTCTATAAGCAGCAGGATTGTTCTCAGGAGTGTCACGCTTGCCCCGAAACATATTTGAAAAACTTTGACCCACACCTTGTACAAGGTCGCGACCCATGTTGGTAAGTGCTCTACCAGATCTATAAGCAAGATCGGTCTCCTTGTTCGTTTTAGGAGCAGGTGTTACCTCATTAATGATAGCTCTTGCCTGACGCTTCTCTGCTGCGTCACGACTCTCATGAAGTCTAGGATTGACTGCAAATAATCCAGAACGGAAATCGTGACCTACAATATCTTTATCGATTGCCTCAGCGATGTTATCGATAAGTCTGGGACTTTCATATCCTCTGAGAACACATTCTGCTGCGATTACAAGATATGCTTCTGCCAGATCCTCATCCAAGACCATGAGTCTCTTGAAGTAGAAGGACTCGCTAATTACAAGTTCCAATTTCTCTCTCATCCAGCGAGGGACAGTATCGTCCTTCACTTTCTTCATGTCTTCGACAGCCTTTTCATTATTCTTACGACGCTTCTTCATATCTGTCTCTAGATACGAATCGTCCTTTTGCTTACCCTCAGCAATGTCGCTGAAGGTCTGTGCCATTTTAGAAATATCAGAAGGCAGCATCTTTCTGTGTCAGATTCCAGTAAAAGTATTTATAAGCAAGAAAAAAGAGGGTTACCTGACTGTGACCAGGACCCTCTGCGGCGACGATATACTTTATTTAGATGAAGAACTGCTGATTAAGTCTGTATAGGTCTCCAGTAAATGATCCCTTCCTCATAATAGCAGTGTGATGAACATTCTGTAGATACAAAATCATTCTATTGAACTTCATATCTACCATTCCAGTATAATATTCATCGTAATCATAGAAACCAGTTCCCCCAGAACACTCTTCAGGAGTGTTGAGATAGATTGTACTGGCAAAATTATCACCAGAAGGATTATCAATGTGTGGATATAACTCTTCGTTACCAGGACTCTGCATTACATTGACCATGAATGTAGCATTGTCTATGTTCCAGTCCACATAATCCTTAGAGAGTTTATGAGGAAAGTATCTTTCGATATAGTCCCAATAAACTGGAGCAAGTTGCCTCATATCGTAGGATGCATTGACCATAGATCCTGGGTATGCACCCCTATGAGTATGATATGTTGGAGGAATTTTTAACGCAAGATCTCTAACCAGTTCTGGATTTTCGTAGAAGTTATCTACAATAAGAACAGTGGTCTTATGAAATTGTGCTGTGCTTTCTTTCCTGTTGCTACCAGGTCTAAAAACTTTTTCCTCGTCAATAAGGTCTATCATACTTAAATTTCATAGCAGCTAAGAACCAAGCATCAGTCAATGACTTTGGACCGTGCATCAATACATCTAATTGTCTCTGGGGAAGACTAGGATCTTGAAGTGCCCTCTTCTTCCACTCAGGTAATTCAGAGTTTGCCACCTACTTTGCCATCGTTAACGACTCTAGTGTAGTCATCAAGAGTTCCCTCCTGAAGACATTTGAGATGCCAGCGAGACATCTCTAGTACAGTTTCTCTATCTAAACCGAAAAGAAAATCTTTACCATCTTTGAGAACACTCTTCCACATGAAGCGAGTCTCGGTCACATAAAATGCATCATCAATAAGTTCTACCCCCTCAGGGATAGTGAAAGTGGTTTTCTCTTCAGTAGAAATCATAATTCAAATCCTGCAAAAGTGTCTTTCTTTACATCCTGCTTAATACCACCAACAATGTAGGACTCAACCTCAGTCTCCTGGGGAGCAACTTGCAGACCCTTAGAAGAAATCCAGTGTTGTGTCCAAGGTAGTGGGTTATTCTTTGCAGGGATATCATAAACTGGTTTAAGACCAATCGCTTTCATACGACGATTAGCGATCCACTCAACATACTGGCACAGTAGTTTTTCATTCAGACCGATCATAGATCCATCTTTGAACAGATACTCTGCCCACTGCTTCTCTTGCTGAACTGCCTGATCAAATGTCTGATACAACCACTCTTCCTCTTCCTTAGCAATCTTCAGCATGTCAGGATCATCTCCTGCTGCCCAGTTGTTGAGAATATTCTGAGTGATTACGAGATGTTGATTCTCGTCCCTGGCGATAAGGCTGATGATCTTTGCTGATCCTTCCATAAGCTTAAGTTCGCCAAAAGCAAACGAGCACGCGAAGGAGACATAGAATCTAATTCCTTCCAGGATGTTGACATTCGCGACAGCACGATAGAGTTTTCTTTTGAGTTCATACCTGCTCTCTTTGAAATACCCTGCGCCCTCTTGTGCATGAATCCAATCGTTGCTGGATCCATACATTTGTGCGGCATTGATGAAATCATCATATGCCTGAGTAATGGCGCTTGCTCTCTCAAGAATTCTTTGGTCCTCAATAATAGTATCAAAGACTTCTGAGGGATCACTGTAAACATTTTTAATGATATATGTATACGAGCGACTATGGATCATCTCCATAAACTGCCACACATTCATACATGCTTCCAGTTCAGGAAGGGAACAGTAAGGAGTGAAAGACAGTCCTGGTCCCCGACCTTGGATAGAGTCTAGCATAACCTGATACTTCAGGTTACTAGTGAAGATATGTTTCTGCTCAGGACGAAGTGTATGGTAGTCAGAACGATCCTTCTGCAGAGACACCTCTTCGGGTCTCCAGAAGTATCCTAACTGACTCTGGGTCAGTCTGTCAAATACTGGATACTTATATGAGTCATATCTCTGTACCCCCAAGGGGGCACCGAAGAACATAGGTTGTTTTTTAATATCTACAGCGTCTGTATTGAAGACAGTCATTGCCTCTACAGAGGTCTTCTTTTTTTCGTCGGTAAGTTTAAATTGCACAGGCATCGCACTCCGTTACTTCTGATAATTTCTTTAATAGATCCGCTGCAGCGTCTTCCTTAGGTTCTTCTATTTCATCCGTTTTATTGTCGTAAGTGTTCTGATAATATGAGGTCTTCCAACCGTACTTATATGTAGTCAAAAAGTCATTTGCCATGACCGACACTGGAACCTCATTGTCAGGATAGTTCTCAGGATTGTAACTCCAGTTACCAGAGATCGCCTGATCAAAGAACTTTTGCATTACGGCGACGATCTTAATATAACCCTCATTAGATTCCATATCCCAAAGAAGGGTGTAGTTATTCTTAAGAGTACCATACGAAGGGACAATCTGTTTAAGCGGTCCCTTTTTGCTCTTCTTAGTGGACAGATATCCTCTAGGTGGTTCGATTCCATTTGTTGCGTTTGACACAACGGAACTGCTCTCTGATGGCATCTGAGCAGACAGTGTTGAGTTCCTAAGACCGTGGGTGGTGATAGACTTTCTAAGAGTTTCCCAATCATACTTCAGATCGTTAGCGACAATTCCATCTACATCTTTCTTATAGGTATCAATAGGCAGGATACCATCAGCGTACTTAGTACGATCAAAGTATCCACAAGCACCCTGTTCTACTGCAAGAGTATTAGATGCCTTCAGCAGGTAATACTGGAACGCTTCTGTAAGGTCATGAGTCAATTGCCATGCCTCTTGGTCACTATACTTTGCTTTGTGCTTAGCAAGGTAGTGTGCCAAACCAATGTACCCAATGCCCAGAGAACGACGGTTCTTGGTGCCAATCTCTGCTGCCTTAACTGGGTATCCTTGGAAGTCAATGAGAGCGTCCAGACCACGCACAGAGAGGTCACAGAGTTCCTCCAACTCATCCAGGTTACGAAGCTTGCCTACATTGATTGCAGACAGAATACAGAGGGCAATCTCACCTTCAGGATCGTCAATATGACTCAACGGTTTTGTTGGCAGTGTAATCTCCTGACAAAGATTGCTCATCTCAACCTTATCTTTGAATGAAGAGTGAGTGTTGCAATGATCCAGGTTCATGATATACATCCGACCTGTCTCTGCTCTCTCCTTCAGAAGATCGAGAAAGAGTTTTTGAGCGCCAATAGTTTTTCTTGGAACAGATCTATCTGATTCATAATTGCAATATAGTTCATCAAACTCAGGAGTGCCAAAAGCATCATAAAGACCTGGTACATCGTGAGGGCTGAAGAGTGTGATGTCTTCGTTTTTGATGAAACGCTCATAGAAGATCTTCGAGACCTGAATGGAATAATCGAGTTTGCGTACACGGTTGTCCTCCGTACCTTTATTGTTCTTGAGGACAATAATATCCTCTATTTCTTTGTGCCAGATTGGGAAGTGGACAGTCGCTGAGCCACCTCGTATTCCATTTTGTGTACAACACCTGACAGTCGATTCAAACTTTTTAAGGAATGGTACAACACCTGTGTGTTGAACTTCTCCGCCTCTGATTTTACTGTTGATGCCACGGATTCTGCCCGCGTTGATACCGATTCCCGCCCTTTGTGCAACATAGTAGCCGATAGCCATATCAGAGCTAAAGATGCTATCGAGGGTGTCATCAACATCAACAAGAACACAGCTTGCAAATTGTCGAAGTGGAGTTCTAACTCCCGCCATGATAGGTGTGGGAATGTTGATCCTGTGCTTGCTGATTGCGTCGTAGTACCGCCTGACATAATCGAGCCTATTCTGCTTTGGATACTCGGCAAAGATCGTTGCAGCAATCATCATGTACATAAACTGGGGTGTCTCATAGACATCTCCAGTGCTGCGATCTTGCACGAGGTATTTATCTACAACTTGCCGTAAACCAGCGTATGTAAACAGAAAGTCACGATCATGATCGATATATGAATTCAGTTTCTCAATCTCATCGTCTGAGTAGTGAGCAAAAAAGTATTTGTCATACACACCCTGAGTGACGCACTGATGGGCATGATACCCAAGAGTAGGATGCTCATGCATACGACCCCACAATTGCTTCCTGAGAGCGAACAGGAGCAGTCTAGCGGCAACGAATTGGTAGTTGGGGTTATCCAGGTCAACCAGGTCGCTTGCAGAGCGAATCAGGATCTCCTGAATCTCTGCAGTGGTAATTCCATCATAGAATTGGATGCCAGAATTGATTTCAATCTGAGAGGCAGACACACCTGCAAGGTCTTTACATGCCTCGTCCACCATCTTATGCATTTTGTTCAGGTCAAGACTCTCAGTTTGTCCAGACCGCTTACGAACTTTAGTCCCGTTTGTCATCTTCGTTCTTAACTATTGTGAAATTAAATGCTAGAGAAATCCTAGGTTCTTCAGAATGATTCCTTGTCACAGAGTGTTCTAATGTACCAGGGAACATTAAGAACATCCCCTCCTGAGGTTGAAAAACTTCCCTCGTGGGATGATATTTATTATGCGAAGGATGGAAACAAATATTACCCGATCCCTCTGGAACAGAAACATAGAACGCTGAACTAACATCGCATGGATAGTGATCATGCATGTTAGTGCTCATGTTCTTTTGATGGATATGTGCCCACTTACTGTGCAACATTAAGTCCATCTTGGTTGCTGCTTTAAAGGCAGTCATTAGTTCATGAACAATACTATCTACGATAGGATGATCTGGGCACTCAGAATCTTCGTAATGAGTATGCGAAGGTTCTGGATCTAAACGATTGTTTTGATGCTCTAGCAACAGATCAGCGAGACCAGTTAAGTCAACATTGGAAGTGCCTCTTAGTACATCTATCCTAGAGATAGTGTGGATTTCTAGACTTTTTTCCATGCTGTAAACTTAACCTTCGCTTCTAGTCCTGAATATGTATTCGATTTTAACACGCCAACCACATCATGTCCAGCGAGGACCATATCATTAATGTCTTTTTCTTTAATGTCTGATGGCCAAATGACTAGGGAGTCGCCTCTATCGATTGTACGACCGATTCTGTTGACAATCTCTCTATTGCGCGGTTCGTTATCGTAGATATAGACAGGATTGCTAATCCCCCAACGACCAACATCAGCGTCAGCTCCGCACATAGCAATCGAATGTGGAACGAATGTGCTGTCGAAAGGTCCCTCCGTAACATAGACTGGAGCATCTCCTCTGACCGTATCAAGTCCATAGATTTTGGGCGCTTTATCATTGAGCATTACCGTAATGTACTTTATCTTGTTAGGACCTATTGCCCTTGCTTGGAATCCGACGAGAGACTTCTCATAGAAGAGTGGGATGATAATCCTAGACTCTTTACCCATGTATGAGTAGTCTACATCTGGAAACGACTTGACAAACTCATCAAAGTTTTCTGCAAAATAAAATTTGGAAGGATCAATCTTACGCTGCTCAAGATATACTCTAGCAACTTCTACCTCACTACATGAGGGGAGATTAATCTTCTGTGCAAACTTAGGTTTCTCAAAAACAAATTCAGGTTCTTCTACTACAAAGTTCTTGCCAGTAACACCTGTTTTATATTTCTCTAGGGTATATCTTCCATGAAGAGATGAGTCCAACTTCTTCAAAAGATTGTTGAACGACATCGAAGCACCACAGTTGTGGCACTTAAAATTAGTATTTGCCTTTACGGCATAGAGATATCCCCGTGCCTTGTTCTTGTTCTTCTGCGAGTCACCACAAATAGGGCAGCGGAAGTTATACAGATCCGACTTAACCCTTTTAAATTTCTGTAAGCGAGCAGAGACTAAACTAATATATTTGGAATCAATTAGATCCATTCACGAAGGGCGTCTCTGCACCTACTATACTCGCAGTTGCTGGCGGTGTCAAGACTTCAATGATGGGTGGAACCACTTGTAATACTGCCACAAGAGTAGCGAGAACAGCACCAGCACCAATCACAAACTTAGCATTAATATCTACTTTCTTCTGGAGGGCACTAATCCTATCATGAATAGTTTCAGTATCCTTCTCATGCTTTTCTTTCATCTCTTCGAGCATTTTGATGATGAGATCATCAGTTCTTTCACTCTCATCTAATCTGTTTTCATGACGCTCCAAGATAATAGCAATCTTGTTACTATTATCAGAGATAGTTCCTACTGCTCTCTCTAACTTATCCAACATCTCTTTGGACAAGTCTTCGTAGATGTCAAGTTTAGATTCTAATACTGCAAGTTTTCCTAATCCGAATGCCATCCCCCTACATCCAATTCTTGCGAGTATTTCTTTGGTAGATATATTTCTTCTTCTTACGAACTGGTGGATCATCACCAGCTTCTTTTGTACCAGCAATCTTCCCGCCGCCGATCCTATTGGTAGGACCACCGACAGCACCAGCACCCATCATCTCTCGAATCAGTGTAACTACTTTGTCTAATCTTCTATCCATCAGATTGCCTTTAACTGCTCTAAACAGTAGTCATCTTCTTGAATATTATTTAGTTCGGTGAGTGGATATTCAGGTATCCTTCCGAGATAACTCAAAAAACTTTTTGTACATGGCCAAAGGTCCTTCTCCAATTTAAAGAATAGGAGAGGGACCCCAGCATCGTCGAATACATTGAACAAAACAATGAAGTGGTTAAGAATAAGATGTGTTCTTAACTCTCCCGTGTTCCTGTATCTTTTTAGTAATCGTTTTATATACTTAATACGCTTCAAGTCATCATAAAAATCCTCTTCGGTTACTGCCTGAGGATTCTCATAATTCTTGATAGCGAACAAAAGGTAGTTACCGTCATTCAATTCATCAAAGCGCATATCAAATTACATTATCATTCGTCTGTAGGATAAGGAATGTTACCTGTGCTGATGCCAGACATGGCAACCAGAACTTCCTTCTTAACTCTAAGTTCACCGTGCATGTCGATGTAAGTCGTAACACCTACCCAACCAGCATGATCAAGATCATAGGCAGTGCCGTCATGATCAGCAGCAGCAGTGCCGTATACCAGAGAATCAGCGTCAGATCTACCCTCTTGGAACACGCTGTCTAAGACAGAAGACTTAGGCAGAGTGGAGACATAGTAGGAGGTAGCAGCAATGCTAGTAGCACTCAGACCATCAGTGGTATCGATGGTGAGAATTCTATCGCTGGTGATACCAGTGATAACTGCGTCACCGTAGTATGTGCCAACACCGCCCCTTACGCCAATACGGATTACCTGACCGACCGACACATCGGATGTGAAGGTGGTTCCAGTACCAGTAATAGTAGTACCGTTGACAGCAACAGTACCAAATGTTGTGATGTTATCGTTATCGCCCCAAAGAGCCATGTTTCTGCACCCAAAGTACGATTTTCTTAGAATTATTTATAAGTCAAGCATCCTCGCGGTTTTTGATCGCTTTAGTAACGACCTCCAGGAGCTGATCATCCATATCAGTCTTGGTCAACTTAACTGCTTTAGTAAGAATAACAAGACAGATCTCAATGAGTTTCTCACCGAGTTCTTCATTTTCTGGAATCTTTGAGACTGCATCAGAAATTACCTTAGATGCTAAGGGGAGTAAAAATGCAAGCATGATTTTAATATTGAACCTAATTTATATAGGCTCAATCCCATACAGATCTGTTACCGTATTTTGACTTGTGCTTTTTCTCGTAAGCATCGTAACCTTTCTGACGCTCAGCCTCCTTTTTAGTAGGACCGTGCTTCATAAGTCTCTCATTATGTCTAGTAGTCCTACGGTTATGCTGCTGCAGTTCAGTCTCCTTCTCACCTTTCTTCTTCTTACCAGTGCGCTTGGCACCAGGGAATCTCATCTTATGTTGCTTATACTCAGGAGACTTAGTGATGTCTGGTTTTCTACCAGTCTCTTTCTCATACTTATCAAGAACCTTTTGACGCTTCTTAACTTTGTCTAGAGACTTTTTTGCATCTTCTGCTCTGTCTTCAGTAAGACGAGTCCAAAGATTTTTACCCTCCTCTGGTGAGGAGGACTCTACTTTTTTTCGGTATCATCCTTTTTATATTGGGGATGATCATCCAGTTTCATGCCACGCTTTTTCTCAAGACGCTTCTTCTGCTCATCAGAATTGTAACCTCTGATATTCATCTTCTTATCAGAACCACAAGACTCTTCGTCTACCAGATTACCTTCTGGTTCGTAAGAATTTGCAAGACCTCTAACAAGTCCCGTTGCATAACCAGCAGCCGCTCTGGCGGGAGAACTAAGAGTTCTGGTAACTGCATTACCAACTTGAGTTACAGGATTTTTTGACTTAGTTTTTTTACCAAAAGCACCTTGAGCAAGACCACCAATATGATCCTTCACTCCTTGTCCAACGGCTGTACCCATTTTATGAGTTTTTTTCTGAAGTTCAGGGCTGGTTGCTTTATCAAAGGTTTTTTCACCAGGAGTCGCTTCATTAATTTGCTCATCCTCTTCCTTTACACAGTTAGGAACTTCCTTACCGTTCTTTTTCTTAGTACCCTTTGCCGTGTATCCATCCCAGCAAGTAGAGGCACCAACATTCTTCCGTGCCTGCTTCAGACCTTCACCCATGTACTTACGCTCGTACATAGATTGGATCATGGAAGCGACGGACTCGCCCATGACAGGGTTAACAGTAACCTTATTCTTAACTTCCTTCTCAACAATTTCTACTGCCTTCTCATCAGAGGTCGTTGCCTTCTCTGACTTATGAAGTTTTACACCTTCATTAATAGAAGCAACCTTAGAACGAAGATACTCCTCCATCTCCTCCTTTACTGCCTTCTTTTTGCCCTTCTCGGCAGCGATTGCAGCACCAATTGCCTTACGGCGATTGTGCAGATACTTATCGCTCTTATCAGTATCGCCGTCGTTATCAATATCGGCGTCCTCTTTTCCAACAGGATCTAACTTCTTCTCAACGAAGACATTGGTCATGCTACGCAGCATGATCTCATCCGAGTTTGCTTCAATAAAATCTGACATCGAACTACAACGGCTGACTATTTCTTGTTATTATTTATAAATGACTTGACCTTCTCCTCAGGTGTAAGTTGCTGAACATACTCCCTATAAGAATCTGTCCCGACCTCTCTTTTAGATGCTACAACACCACTAACAGGTTTTTTAACAAACTCATTCAGGTCCTGCAAGAAGGACTTAAACATAATACCTTCTTGAGTAACGGCAATAACATAGTTGGTGCCCTTACGCATGACTCTACCAATCAAACCTGTATTCATATTTTCTACAAGTTGACCAATGTTAAAGACATATCCACCAATGTAGCGTTCTCTAAGAGTCTTCCAATCAAACTTAGGTGCAATCTGCCAGAGTTCCAAACCTTCTTTCTTAGTAGCAGCCTTACCCATGGACTTTTGAACTGTATTAAACAGTTCACGAGCGACTACACCTTTCGCTGCCTTTGGCAGTCCTTTTCTAAATGCTTCAAAGTCACCATCTGCTGCTAAAGCTCTGAGTTTGGAAGCAGACATACCCTCGACCCCTTCAGCATCAGGGTCTCGTTCCCCTGCACTGATGACATTAACCGCATCAAAATTATAGAGTTGCCCGTTGTATTTGTTCGCGAGACTCTCAAATTCTTTCTTTCTGTCAGCACCAACCACGACATTGACAGAGGCGTATCCTTGGGAGTCTGCATTTTTCAGAGCATCAATAATAGTACGAATGGATGGATCATAGACAATTGCAGAACTATGATCGGGGAACATCTTCTTCATGAAGAGAACCTTTGCCTCAGGATCCAAAGGATTCTTCTGAGGATCAGTAGTATGTGATGGATAAATTACATACTCATCACCAGAAGCAGTATCTTTAATTCTATCTAACAGTTTCTCGTGTCCAGATGTAGGAGGATTGAACCTACCAAAACCAATAGTAATAGTTCCGCGTGTCTTTTCTACTGCTTCTTCTTCCTCTTCTGGAGCACCCTCTTGACCACCAGCACCAGGAACAGGAGGTGGACCTTGTTCTGGTGCAATTTGTCTAGCAGCAGCACCAGGTTTTTGTGGATCGGTCTCGGCAGCAGGTTTCCTACCACTGGAGAAAACAAACTCACCTTCTACAGTTCTACCAACAATTCTACCCTGACCATCTACCCAGGAACCATGTCCGTCGCCCTTAAGACCAAGCTTCTTCGCCTGCTTAGATGCGTTAGACTGCGCTTCCCCTAAGAATGTAAAAAAAGATTTCATAGTATCAGCGACCGAATACCCTTCTACTGGACCCTTTGATGGTATTTATATTAAATGCTAGTGTGATCCTACTCTCTGAAGTCTTTGCATGGTTCACCCGATGCTTTAGGAATGATGGGAAGACTATGATATCACCAGAAATGACTTCGGGAGTCCAAGTTTCTGAATTCATTCCTGAGTATTCCTTATAATCTTTACCATCATTCATGAAAGAAGACATCTGTGCTAGTGGGTTAGTAAAGATAGTCGAACCATGAACTTCTGGATTAATTTTTATATAATGTATGGCAGAAAAGTATCCAGGAAGATGATCATGTTCTTCCTGAGAGTGATTTGGATCCGTATAATAGTTCAACCAACTCTCATCAATATAACATCTATGCCCATCTAGTCCAAGATCTTCGGCAAGTTCTACCATAATATCGTCATAAAATTGTTCATAGTAATTTTCATGCGCGACATTAAACTCCGTCCTCAGTGAGCAATCCCAACCACTAGGACTATCATTGATGGGATAGTCTTCCCAGGTTTTGTACTTTTGTTCAGCAATTTGTCGCAATTCTGTCGGATCTTTCCAATATCTAAAGAGAGGAATTCCAAAAACAAAGTCTGCTTTTTTTCTATCAGCCCCTGATGATCGCTTTTGCATTACTAAATTGTCCTGATCCTGTGAGTAATCCTTTAAGGTCCGATGCTAAGAAAGCTTGGAACTGAGGTTGTGCAGTAAATGACCCCTTGTACCTCAATTCTAAGTCTAGTAATTCCATTGTACCAGCTTTGACTTTGAAGTACAACTTTGCAGCAGTGGATGCTGCTGTCTTCTGCTGATCAATCTCAATAGTCTTTGGTGCCTTTCTTAATGCAGCGAGTGCCAGTGCAACACTATCTATACCAATACATTCACCGCGTCCAGGTTGAATATTCATACCCGTTGTCTTAGAAATAGTTACATTTCCAACACCAGTACATAAGATAAACTCAAAATTGGTTGTTGTATATTCACTCATCTCATCCAACAAACTCTTTTTAAGAATCAGATTGATAAGAGTGTCAGCAAACATCTGTTGATTCTGCTGAATGATTGCTAAAAATTGTTTGTACAAAGCATTGGGTTCATTCCCAACTTTACCCAACTTTCCATTAACATAGTTCCTCATGGAACTTGCAGATTGTCTAGGAATCTCTGGATTTAAAAGAGCAGAATCAGATACCATACCAGTATCCTTAAGATTAATTAGTGCAACGGCAGTTTCCTTTCCGTTTTTCATGATCTTGATCTTCGTTCTCCATAACTTATCTACAGGAGCGGTACGAGGATCAGACCCATCTTCTAACTTAGCAATACCTACAAGAGGTCCAGTGGTCAGTGCATCCTTAATAACTTGACCAAAGAAGTTCTGTCTAGCAGTGGTAAGTTGTTTTTTAATATTTGCAAATGTAGGACCGTTCAATACAGTATCGAACGCTTTATTGATGAGAGTAGGACTCGGAGCTGTTGCTTTTGGTTTTTTCTTTAGAGATACGCCAACATATGTGGCACCGTATTGTAAGATTAAATCTGATGAATTAAAGTCTGCCATACCAAAAGCAGCAAACTTAAACTGCTGAACCTCTTTAGGCCACTGTGTTCCTGTCAGATATACTGCATTTGGAACAGCGTTAGGTTGTAGTGTATATGTAGAACTTGTTGCCATGAAATTCCTAACTGCTTTCACAGCAGAGATTCCAATGACAAGATCTGAATAGAATGTTGCTAGGTTCTTAGAGTTGCCAATAGTAACTTCTTTCAAGAAGTCATTCTTTACTGCCCCAGCACCAACAACTTGACTAGAGTTGTATCTCTGGAACATAATGTCATAGAAGTTCTGCAACGATGTCTCGTTAGCAGTGGCAGCATTCAGTTCCTGGTTAGTGCATAAAGCACACCCAGCAAAAAATCCTTCTGAGGGTTCAGCCATAAAAAAAGGGGAGTCCTACTCCCCTGTATTTAGATTAGAGTTCAGCACACTCGCCATTCACAGCGACAGTTCCTGGTGGACATCCATCACCAGATGCTGCATCCATTGCTTTATCCAGTTCAAGAATTACCTTACGGATACGAGCAATACGATCAGGAGTGCAAGTAGGATCCTGAGTGAATCCTTCTTGTTCCCGCACCAAAGCTTGCAGTACAGAGAGTGCATCTACAAGTTCGATTTCAAGATTGATCTTGGTCATTTGTCCTCTTCTAATTTAACACGGTATACGGTACGACGGGCAAACCGTTGATCAATTTTCAGTTTGCCAACATACAATGCGACGATCCAGACGGTAAAAAGAAAACCATCGAACCAACCCATTGAGTTCCATGCATGTACTGCTGCGTCCATCAGAGATCTCCTGCCCGACGATTCTCTGAGTAGTAAGCATCGAAGGTGCCTTCAGGATAACGCTTCGACAGTTTATCGATGTTACGATCCAGGACCTCTTCCAAAGAGATATCCAGTGCCATACATGCCTGAGCAACATACCACATGACATCGCCCAGTTCGATCTTCAGATGATCAATGTTTGCAGCATCCCAAGGTTTGCCTTGGAAGGCGATCTTCTTAACGATCTCCATAAACTCACCACCCTCTGCAGAGATACCGACGGCAGCGGTTAACAGACGCTCAATGGCACAACCATTCGCTTTCAGTGCAGCAACACGAGCGATGAACTGTGCATTATCCTTAGAGGGGGCACTAGTAACCTGATCAACGAACTCAATATAACGGTCGCCACGGGGAGCAGTGCTAGGAGTTACGACGACATTGGGAGCAACGGGTTCTGGTTGTTGAGGAACAGCACCCTGTTGACTAGTAGGATCTTCAGGATTGTCCCGCCATGCGTTCACAACCTCAGCATCACCAGGTTCTGCTTCCCAAAACTCTTTAGGACGGTTAGGACGACGAGGGGGAATAGGTTGAGGCACCTCATTATTGAGGGCATTCGTATTCATTGGCATGACTAATCACAAATAATTTTTGTTTTCTTTGGATGGAAGTTGTGGATTTTGTCTAGTTGGAAAAACTCCCAAGCGTATGACACATCTTCCAAATGGTTGTCTTCAAAATCTAGATCTTCTGGATATGCACCGAGGAACCCAGCAATGGTTACTCTATCATGTCCAGTGAACCAATGAGGTTCCATGTATGGATTGTGAAGATAGTGAGTTGGATATGCTACAAGACTATTATAGTCTATGTTGACGATTTCTTCAAGCTTATACTGTTCAAAATCTTTGATCTGGAACCAAGTATTACCACGAGCATCCTTGGTGCCGAGGATATAATCGTTAAGTTTTTCGACCGCAGATTCGTCATTAAAACTAAAATCTAATTTAGATTTTTTACCATCGAAAGACCAAAACCCAGTTTGTACCAGATGCTGTCTCTCCTTTGTAAGACCGATATTGAATGCAATCTGAGGAGCTTTTACAAAATCTCCACCAGGAACATCTGTATGAGGAAATGCAGAGAGAAGATTATCTAATGGCATGTCACCATTAAAACAATTACCATTAATAGAGTGAAGTTTTAATGCCTTCACACCAAGAAGAGACTGGAACGGTGCCAAGATTGGTGCAGCAAACCAATCCATTACCTCCTCGTGAAAATATAATGACTTACCTGGTCTAATAAGTTCTTCAGCCATTACTTCATTTGTACCATTCTCCCACCAATGACCCTTACTAAAGAACTCAGTAATTGCATCAGGATTAGTAAAGAAGTCTCTAGCAATTAATACAGGGATATCCCCAAGGTATTTAAACTCTACCTTGAGAGGATTTATCTCACAGATATCCTGCCAGTCGTTGTTACTGTTTCGTATCATTAGAAATTCAACTTTGCAAACTTGTTCTTCATACCATTAGTAGAAGGAGGTTCATACTCTTCTTCCTGCCCACTGTCTAGAAGATCTCCACCCTGGGACTGCTCACAATCATACAGTCTCATTTTAGAACGGTCAATTCCAACTACAAATCTCTTATTAACTGATAGATCGTTGTAACGATTCTTCAGTTGCTTCACCATAATTTGTCCCAGTTCTTCGAGCTCTTCAGTAGAAATAAGGGCAAACATAAGATCAGCAGTAGCAGGGAGACCAAAGGACTCAGAGGTATCAGTAAGCTCAACATCAGAGCTACCATAACCAGAACGAGTGGTCTGCGTGGCAGAAACGATAGGGACTCCTGCTTCAACAGCCAACCCTCTAAGCTCCTCAGCAATAGCTTTGATATAGCTATATGAATTGACATTACCGTTGCCGCGATATCGTGAGGAAGCGCATATATTAAGGTAATCAATGAAAATAATATCAGGTCTAAATGACTTCTTAAGTGCAAGCTCATTAAGAAGTGCTTTAAAATGTCCACTGTGGGCACTCGCAGTAGGATACTCTTTAATAATTAGCTGACCTTGAGTCTTTTGTGAGAGTTTCGTAACCTTATTCTCGAACATTACCTTAGGCAGTTCAGCAATGTCTTTGATATTTACATTGAGGAGGTTCGCGTCAATCCGTTCAGCAATTCTGACCTCCGCCATCTCAAGAGTGATGTAGAGAACATTCTTCCCCTGCAAGAGGACGGAGCTAGCCATGTGGCACATGAATAGAGACTTGCCGACACCTGTACCAGCAAGAGCGACATTGAGAGTCTTATTAGGGAGACCACCCTTTGTGATCTTGTTAAAGAATTCAAGGTCGAATGGGATCTTATCTTCTTGCTTGTGATAGGACTCATAGCGTTGTTCGTAGTCTTCTAGGTAGTCGTGCCCAACATGGTTGTCAAAGCAAACCGACAGAGCATCGCTGAGGATACTCGGGATTGCATCTCTGCCCTTCTTCTCATCCTTGCCGTCGGCAATACGAATGGATTCCATGAGCGCAAGATATATAGCACGATCCCTGCACCACTTTTCTGTAGCATCGAATAACCAATCGTTGTTGATGTCATCATCGATCAACAGCGGGAGGATTGCTCTAATGTCTTTAAACTCTTGTTCAGTAAGATCTTCTCTATTTGAAATCTCAATCTGTAGAATCTCAGGAGTGGGAAGTTTATCGTACTGGGAGATAAAGTCAATAATCTCTTCGCAGATAACCTTCTCCGTTCTCAGTTCAAAGTATTCAAGGTTAATGAATGGGACAACTTTTCTAGCGTAGTCTTCATTATAAACAAGATTCTTGAGGACTGTGATCTCAATTTTTTCCATAACTAAATTCTTTCACGGCAATTTTATCAAGTTCAATCATCACATCATCCGTGAAGTATTTCTCAGGATTCTTATAGATCTCTTTAGCGTAAACTTTCTTGCCGTTAATCTCGTAGCGACCTGCTACATTCTTCCAAAGTCCACCGATCTCACCGAGTTCAAGAAGACCAAAATATCTATCAAGACCACGCTCATCGTAATAAAGACGCACTGTAACTTCATTATTCTCTTTACTCAGACGCGACTTAGCAGTCTTAGCTTTGATAAGATTGCCGACCACTTCTGTTCCATCCTTCTCTTTTTTCTTGCTGAGATAGATGATTGTAGACGCTGCATACTTGAGGCCACTGCCTCCTCCCATTTCTTTGGTAGGTACATAAGATCCGATGACATCGTAGGTGTGGTTGGTAACAATCATTGGAATGTTTGCCTGCCCCAGTTTCAGGGTGAGCATACGGAACGCACCTTTTACAAGTTGGGATTTAGTCATATCCCGAACCTGCTTGTCGTTGAGAGCGTCGGTAATCTCTTTCTCAGTCGAAAGCATCCCCAGTGAGTCTAGCACAAACATACAAGGTCTGCGCTCCTCTTCAGGTTTTTTTAAGTATATATCGACTGCCTTCAGTGCTTTGCTACGAAAGTCTTCAATTGTTACAACATTCAGAACAACTACCCGATCAAGATCGATGTCCCGATCTGCGAGGAGAGTCTTTGTAACAGCGGCTTCAGTGTCAAAATATAGACAATAACCATCGGGATTAGTATCCAAGAAATTTTTGACGACAGCGAGGCTGAAGAAAGTTTTGCCAGTAGAAGACTCGCCAGCAATGGCAGTAATCTTATTCCCAGATACACCACCAAAAATACTACCTGAACACAGTCCGTTAAAAATGTACGAACCTGTGTCAACATATGTCTCAGTCTCGTCAATATCCCGTGCGAGTTGTGTGTACTCATCGCCAATCTCTTTTACGATGTCTTTTAGAAAGTCCATGAAGTTACCAGTAGTGACAATATTATAGCATCACACGAAGAAATTCTCCAGTGTATTTGCCTTTTCGATACTCCATCCAACCGATTCAATGATGATCTTCATCGGTTCTAGGAATGCCTTTTCAAACTGCAGATCATAGTCCACATATTTAGTTATACCAAGTTCTTTTGGGAAGTCTTGTATGAAGGATATTACATTCTCATGGAACTTATTAGGTTTCTTGAGATAGCAGAACTTGATCTTCTCTCCGTTCTGAATAAGAGAATACTTATTCATAAGACCATACTCTTTGATGTAGTGATTAAAGAGTAATGCACCACGACAATGAATCGGTGTGCCCTTTACATAGATGTCTGCATGTGATTTGTACTTAACAACATCACTTACTGACCGTGGGAAAGAGATCTGCTCTGGTGGCAGAGTTTTAAACTTCTTACGAGAGTCTTCAATAAAGTCGATGAGGTCATCCTCTGTCTGACTCATCATGATCTTGAGGGCAGACTTAATCATCTCCCTACAAGGGGCAGGTGTTGACGACTTTACTGCCTCAATACCCATCATTTTCAGTTTGGGTTCATTATATTGAACACCCTCACTGTTCCATACATTTAGAATATATCTCTTCTTAGCAGTCCAGATACCGCGCTCGGCGATATTCTCCCGCTTCATTTGCATCTTTTGATCATACGCCGAAACATACGCTGCCAGATCTTGATATGATGATTCGATAAAAGGTTCCAGTTTCTCCTGGCAGATCTTGTCAAGTACGCCCACAATTGCTGTTTTATCATTAGACTTATTACTAAAAAATTTAGTAACAAGAGGTCCAAGATTAAGATAGATTGAGTCGGTATCGCTAGCGATGACATAATCTTCGCCTTCCGTCTGCAAAAGTCTATTTAGATATTCGTTCATTTTGTTCTCGATCCAGCGAATCGAGACCTGACCAGACAAAGTGATCGCTTCAGCGTTTGCTAGTTTGTAATACCTGAAGTATTGATTACCAATAGCACCATAAGCAGAGTTAAGAGAAATCTTTTTCGCCATTTGAATGTTGTTACATCTGGCGATCTCTTTTTCAAGTGCAACAGTAGGAGTCTTCTCGTACTCCTGCTTTGCGGCAAGCATCTTTTTCTTAAAGATAACACGGTCGCCATACATCTTCTCCATCAATTCTGGCAAAAACCCACGCTTGTCCTTACGATACATTGCACCGTTAGCACAGACAGCGTAGTCCTTGTACATCTCAAAACTTATTTGCTCACCAAGTATCTTATCAACGCTGGCTGTGGGATGCCTCTCATCGAGAATTGTCTCTGGTGAGATATTGTACTGCATAATAAGGTGAGGGTACAGGCTATTAAGGTCAAAGCTGACCACCCAATCATATACCCCAGGAACTGGTTCCTTAACATACGCGCCCGCATACTTTTCATCCTTATCAGACTTTTCCTTAGGAGGAATAACAATGTTTTTCTTTTTCAGGTAGTTGTAGATGATGGCATCCCACATCCGTACCTGATAGAAAACATCATTATAGTTCACCTTGGCTTCATATGCCATAGTCAGAGCGAGCTCGATCAACTTCATCTTACCTTCAAGACGGTCTACGAGCTCCACATCGATGATGTTGTATTCTACGAACTTCTTCCACCCATTTGTGTAGAAATCTTGGAAGGTGTCAAACTCAGAGTGATCAAGTTTCTGCTGACCCAGTTCTACACTGGCGATATGGTCTAGACGATAAGATTCTTGGTTTGTATAAGTAAATTTCTTGTACAGATCAAGGTAATCTAGTTGTGTAACACCACCAATATCATAGAAAACTTGCTTACGACCCTTAATAAAGACCTCTTTTTGAGTCACAAGACCCCATGGAGACAGTCTCTTGGCAAGTTTTTCTCCTAGAACACGGTCCAAACGCTTGGCGATGAACGGCATGTCGAACAGTTGGATGTTCCATCCAGTAATGATGTCTGGAGTATGGTCGATCCACCAGGTAATGAATGCATTCAGCAGATCACGCTCATTATTGAACTGGAGATACCTTAGGTTGTCTTTGTGGACCTTGAAAGGACCCTGACCCCAGGTAATAATCTCCTTCGTAGCACTATCTTGGATAGTAATGAGCAGGATTTCCTGGTCAGCAGACTCGACATCGGGAAATCCATTCTCAGAACGAGTCTCGATGTCGATTGTATACAGGCGAATCTTACCAATATCAAACTTAATCTCGTCCTGAGGGTACTTATCAGAAATATACTGATAGATAAACCGCTCATTGCCGTAGATCTTGAAGTTCTCTACGCTTTCATACTTTTTGATGAACTCTCTAGACTCTCGAACAGATCCAGGGCGAATTGCTTCAACATACTCGCCTTCCAAAGTCCTATAGTTAGTAGGTTTGCCCGAAGGAACGAACAAAGTGGGCGAATATTTCTCACGGAACTGAAAATACTCACCACGATCATAGCCACGAACGAGGAAACTATCCCCGATCATTTGCACATTAGTATAGAACTTCATTAAGAATCAGTTTTTGGCAATCAATTCATTGTATGCTTCCAGGATTTCAATCTCTGGATCGACCAATGTCAGTATAGCATCAGAAGAGATACGACACTGGTTCTGAGAGGTCAGATGTTTACCTGGCCACCTGCGAACACGCTTTGTCCAATCCTTAGTATCGTCTTCTGGATGGAAAAACTCAACAGGATCAGTCAATTCGCAATCAGGTTCACCAAGTTCTGCATTAACTTCTCTAATTTTGGTGATTAAAACCTTGTAATCGTTCTTAAATACAAGGATTTTGACTACTGAACTCATTTGTCAAGGTCTCCGTACATGGATTTTAGGTCAGGAATCGGGTCTGCAATGGTTACAACAGTCGCAGGATTGATCAGATAGTCTGACTCAGCAACAACATCGATCCAGGTTTGCAAACCAACCTTCTTGACTGTGGAATTTTGATTACCTGCCTCTTCAGTCAGGGTCATCTCTGGAGTATAGATGACCTCATAAGGTTTTTTGAACAAATATTGATAGTTTTTAGTCTCGGGATCATGAATCTCTTTGATGTCAGCGATCAACTGAGTGCCATCACTTAGAATTGCAATCTTAATTGACATGATTAGAACTTACCTTCTAGCATTATAGCATGAAAAAAGGGCGTTGCCGCCCTCGCTATTTAGAACCAGTCCTTACGCTTGTGCGCTTCTGGAACAATTTTTCCTAGGATCACTGTCAAGAGACCATCCTCAAAGGTCACATCCCTAACCTCTGTATCATCCGAGAGAGTCCACACCCGCGTAAAGGATCTCTGAGCTAATCCTTTATGCATGTACTCTGTTCCACTCTCTTTGTCCTCTTTCTGACCCTCCACGAAGAGTTTGCCATCTTGAGTATAGACAAATACTTCTTTCTTCTTAAATCCAGCCAGGGCGACTTCTAGTCTACTCTCCACGCTGCTGACTTGGATCAGGTTGTAAGGTGGATAATTTGTGGTAGTCTCATGCAACCGATCAAAGATACGGTCAAAATAACCATCCATACCAATACTGTTGCGATTTAGTTTCTCCAACAGCTGGTTCATGTTCGCGACATTGTACCGCTCTAGTGCGCTTGTCATCTGTACTTCTCCTTTTAAAGCGAGATATGATTGTGTGGATCCTTACGGCATCCACTACTATTTAACCATATTAGCATTAAAAAGGGGGGTCGGTAAACCCCCCTAACGGTAGCGTGTTTTCCGTATGTAGCGTGTCGCGCACGAAAAGGCGACGAACTATTTATGCACTTTCTCCTTCAGTTTTCTTACGGCCAATATTATACTTAGTCTCAAGAATCCAATCCCCCTTATCTTTATAAGACAGGACTTTGATTTGGTTCAGAGGAGCGATATCAAGAATCTGATCAACATCAATGATCTTAATCAGTCCCCAATCAGCAAGCAACTGAGCGATTCTGTTACGGCGCTGGACATCATTGACTGTCAGGTTTGCTCTCTTACCATCCAGAGCAAAGAGTTCTTTAAAGTGTACGATAAAATATCTACCTTGCTTATGCAGGATGTGGCAAGACTGATACAGTTTCTTTTCCTTACGGGATGCGACTCCGATCCTCGTAAGTGTTTCTCGGACTTTCAGAAAATCATCTGGTTCACTCAGTGCAACTTCTACCATTTGATCGGCAGACCAGTTCACCGTGGGTTCAACAACGACGCTCATCTCAATTACGCAAAATGTTTTTATTATTTAGTAAATAATTCTTGGAGCGGACTTCCCTTTACTGATCTGGGTTCCTTTGGTCACAAAATCAGTAACACCCTTATAGTAATAATTCATTTCATATTTCCTATGCAAGAGATCTGTATTTACTTTTTTGCCAGTGATCTCTTCATACAGAACCATGAAGGTTGAAAAGAAGTGCCAGTGCAGTGGTGGAATATATTGTGGTGACAGACAGATAAAGATCTGGTCAAACTCATAATTATCTTTCCAGTCCCATTTTTCTCTGGTGGAATATGTGTAATTGGGTAAGAACTTTGGAACATATTCATTCCTAGAAATATTATCACTCAGATCGTCACCAATCCAGGTATATGAATTAAGTCTACCATGTTGATGTAACCATAGTGCCCAGTTACCTTCCATAACTCTATCCATATGTTTTAGGATATCAGCTTCGTAATCTGGACTGGGTTCAAATATTCCAGCAAACACATCGTCATGATGATCGATGTTAATGATATCAAGATTACTATGACCTTCTAAACCATATAGAATATTGTCATGATCATATCCAAAATGCACATCCTGACATGTCCTAAGAGCTCTGAGAAAAACTCGCAAACAATAATCATAGTGACCTAGATTAATTCTATGAGAGATTTCTGAAGGATAATCCTCAAAGAGTTGTTGCCAATGGACAACCGCCCACATATCATACTCCTGTGGGTTCTCCTCATCCTCCAACCTTTTGTTATCATTGATAGCTGGTTCGGAAATATAATCTAGATCAATACTAAGAACTCTCATTTCATGCCACCAGTGTCCATTTTCTTTTTGATGTAAGCAATCTGATCCTTGGTCAGAATCCGAAGAGTTTGCTGTGCTTTTTCATCACTGTATCTATAATATTTTTTGACGGCATCTAGATCAGAGATCTTCTCTTTCTTTAACCAGGGAGAGAACCTACGCTTCTTGCGAAGAGAATTCAACAAGAAATCATATTGCATATCCTTGTCTAAGAAATGACTCTTGTTCATTTCATTAGCGAACAGAACAGAATCCAGATGCCCAGACAGACACTTATTGACAATGAATGGAGGATACTTCTTAGCAATAGAAGGGTCCTCCTTAATAAGGTTATCCTTATTAAAATTGATAGAGTTCAACCAGTCTTTTAGTTCCATCAGAGTTCGTAATTCATAAGGAGAAGTTCTTTACGATCCTGCTGGTTCTTCATGTAATCACCAACAGAACGCATGGTGTATGTGAGATCATACTCTTGGGCATTCCATCCTTCAAAACGATCTCTAATCAACTGAGTGGAGTTATACGAGACCATCTGATGACCAATAAAACGATCACAGTCTAGAGCAAACTTATCGTGATCGAACTTCTTATGCATGTTACCCTTTCTACCATACAGATTATCTTTGATATCGTATGGGGGATCGTGATAGGTGAAGACAGACTTATCATCTGTCAGCAGTTCTTCATACGAAAGATTGGTAATCTTCCAATCCTTTACAATCTGCTGATATCCTGGCAGTTTATCTATTCCACGCATCGAGAAGTTGGACTCACTTGCTTGGGCAGAAAAGGATGAGGACTCTGTGAGACCAGAAAAAGAGCACTTGTTAACAATGTAATAACTAACGGCACGATGAAAGGGTTCACTTTTGCGTCCTTCATAAGTGAGATACTCCTTTGCTTCTAAGAACAATTGCTTTGCTGATGCAGGTTCTGGATGACGATACTTAAGTTGAATCAATTCATCTCTCATCTTTTGTCCGTTGTCACGAACCTCGCACCAGAAATTGTACAGTGGTTCATACAGATCATTGACCCAGATATTCATGAATGGATACCGTTGAGTCATCCAGATAGCAAAAGATCCACCACCTAGAAAGGGTTCACGATACTCCGTGTAATCCTCTAGAGATGGCAGAAACTGCAGCATCTTAGTCACTGCCCTAGATTTGCCTCCTGGGTATCTAAGCGGCGTCTTGAGAGATGTCATAATCAGGTTCGTTATACTTCAGGTATTCGCGGAAGGTCATTTTCATTTCCTTCTGCGTCATTCCACAGTGCTCAGCAGCAGCAGGTAGGTTCATTGTAGCATGAAATAGTGCTTCGTTGGACTCTTGCACATTCTCTGGAGTGGTCTTCTTTTTCATTGGTTGCAGTTTTCTATGTACTGATATATTAGATTCCATCCAAACTCATAAGTCTTTCCAGTCTCATCTTGAAGGTAGAATGGGATATTTGGGTGACGAGTCTTAGCCCTATAGAAGTGGCTGATTACATTGTGATCGTCATCGATATGCCTTTCAAATTCTTTCTCCTCCTCACTCATCACCCTAGGTGGAATAACAATCTTTGCATTGCACTCCTTACAGATACCTTTGATAAAATCTTTGGAATCTTTTACGGTCTTACACTCAGGGCAAAGTTTCTTCATTTAAACTCACACTCCACCATAATCTCAGTGAGTGCTGCCAAGAGGTTGATCTCCTGGTCTGCAACGAACGCAATCTGGTACTGATACTTTGCAATGATCAGAACGGCAGCAGCAATGCTAGGACCCTGTAGGACCCCATACAGGGCATCGTAGACCCTCCTGAGGACCGTTGTGGGGTCATTGTCCAGATTGTTGACCACCCACTTCCTGACGGCAAGAAAGTCCTTTGCCTTCAGACTCCTGAGAAGATCCTCAACCTTTACATCAGAGAACTCTGCCAGGATGGCACTGTCAATATGACCGCTGACAGAATAACGCTGACACTCATTCAGTGTCCGACGCCAGTCAGGGAAGTGCTTATTGATCAGTTCTGCAATGACCTTTTGATCATACCCAATACTCTCCTGATCCAGGATTTCTTGGAGACGCTTGAAGAATCCTCCAGCGATGACTGCTTTTTCTTTGCCTTTGATACTGAACTCAACGACTGAACACCTGCTGTGGAGGGGTTCAATGATTTTGTTCTTGTAGTTGCAGGTGAAGATGAAGCGGCAGTTGCGATGAAATGCCTCAATATTACTCCGTAAGAGGAGTTGTACATCGTGGGTTGTGTTATCAGCTTCATCAATGATGATGACTTTGTGTCTAGCATCTGACGAAAGTGAAACGGTCGAAGCAAAATTCTTTGCCTGGTTCCGTACTGTGTCCAGAAATCTTCCCTCATCGGATCCGTTAATAAGAATATAATCGCACCCGAGTTGCTCACACAGAGCGCGGGCGACTGTTGTTTTACCACATCCAGCTGGACCAGTCAGCAGGAGATTAGGAATCTCACCTTGCTGCAACATCTCATTGAATGTCTTCTTTGTACTCTCAGGGAGAATACAATCATCAATCTTCTTAGGGCGATACTTTTCGACCCAGAGAAACTCATTACGCATAATCAAATCCAGTCTGGTTTACGCTCAGGAATACGACGATAGTTGTCCTTGACCCAAGGTTTAGAGGCAATGTACCGCTTGTAGGCAGTGAATGTGTCTATTGTATCATCATATTTGAACTCGTCGGGCATAGCACGAGCAAAGTCCTTTGCATCTTTATAATCGTAGATGCTGCCATCAATGTGCTTAAGATGATCGTGATAGATGGTCATTGCTTGGCACATGGTCAGGAAGCATCCATGCTCCTTACCAAACCTTTTCTCGTACTCGAACATCAATTCAAAACCGTGAGAGAGCATCCAAGCAAAGTTTGCCTTACTAGACGCTGCCCACACGGTACAGGGATGGTTCCTGAACCCACCTGTGGTACGGTAAGGAGTGCCATCTTTCTTATTGATTGTGCCCCAGTCCCAGTGGTACTTGGAGAAGATTACAGATGCCATCTGACATGTTTCTAGAGGCATCTTGACAATATGTTTGTCAGGGAGAACCTGAGCAGAGATCCTGGGATCAGGATCCGTCACAAAGATGTTCATATCAAATTGAACGAAATAATAATTCTTTCGTCTTCTGAGTCATGAGGCGGTGCCATATGCATTAGATGTGAGGGGAAGATGAGAAGATCGCCTTCCGTACATGGCACTGACTGATATGTTTTGATTCCTGTCTCGTCAGAGAAAGGACTGAAGAAGAGCGTACTAGGATGCTCCTCACTCATTTTAGCATAGAAGACTGCTGAGTATCCTAGCGGACCATGATCGTGAGGAACATGATAGTCTCTCTTATTATAAGCCTGACACCACAATTGTCCAACGGTATTAAACTTGAAGTTTGCAACATTCCTAAACTCTGAGAGAATAGGACCCACTAACTCTAAGAATTCTTTTCGATAAGGTTGAACATCATCGTTAAAATAATCGGTATAAGTGATGTGTGGTTCTACCGTAGTCCATTTCTCGCAGTTAAATGGAATCAGATCTAAGATTCTATCTCTATTTTTTTCCCAATCGGGAACAGTATATTTAAAAGCGTTAATACTAAACAGAGAAATCATTCTTTAGACCTCAAGAAACTTTTTTCTACAATGTCACCCGCTTGTAAGTGATCGTACATATATCGGACGGCACTCTCTGGTGAGGTATGCTCACCACATGTAAACACATCACATACAGCAGCACCAGTCTCTGGCCATGTATGTATGGAGATATGAGACTCGGCAAGCATAGCGATTGCTGTAACACCTTGGGGTTGGAACTTGTAAGAACATAGTTCCAACATTTCACTTTGAGATAATTGTGCAGCAACAATCAACACCTGCCTGATATGAGCTTCGTCATCCAGCAAGACAGCGTTACAACCCTTTAGTGTAAAGAGTATATGCTTCATCACTCAAAGGTAGAATCTGGTTCCAGAGCAATGAAATACTTGAGGTTGTAAGTGGAGTTGGTGAACTGAGAGAGCAGTTTCTTAGAAATAATAACCTCGTAAGATCCAGGAATCAATTTGATATTCTCGATCTTGAAGTTCAGTTCAAAGGTCTTATCAGTTTTACCAACGATCAAAGAATACTCGTTAGAGTTATCGTTCTTACGATCAGAGACTACGAGTGTAATCTCACTGCCATTACCAACAGCAGACAAATCAGGGAGTTGGTAGACAGAGGATGCCTTCAGAAGTTTTTGCAACTGACTGCTGTCCAGTTGAAATGCAACATCGTTGCTAGGCAGTTCGATTGCCTTCTCAGGAGGACTAACAATAACCTCAGGATCAGCAAAAGCAAACTTCACACGGGTGCTACGACCTTCGCGGATGATCATGTAAGAATCATGCTTCAGGTCGATGTCAGGGTCATTCATAAGACCAACACCGTTCAGGAACTGAGGCAGATCATAGATGCCAAAGTCCTTTTCAAAGTTTTCATCAACCTCTGCTTCTGCGAGGATGTTCTTCATCACCGAGATGGTGCGAAGTTTAGAACCCTTCTTCACCAGGATGGACTGGTTAATTGAAGAGAAGTTCTCCAAAAGATCAATAGTCTTTTCAGAAAGTTTCATATCCTTGTTCATCAGTTTCAGAGTCTTTGGTGGTGAAGTGGTAGAGAAGAACGGCATAGTGGATGATCTTCTTGAGATCCATTTTAGCACTACCTTTCTTGTCATAACGAGAGGCGTACTTAAGAATATTGCTACGGCAGAAAGCAGCAGCATCTCCACAGGAATCGATCAGATCAAGAGTCTGGATTCCGTTGCCAGAGTTGTAATGAGCACGGTATGTATCACCGATATAGTCCTTCACATCTTGAAGGATTTTGTCTTCATTGTATTTGTACACTGTTTTTTCAGTAAGTTCTAATTCAAATGTGTAGAGATCTCTCTCCTCAGGCTCAAGATTGCCGTGCATTTCGTCATACAGAAGTGACCATGAGTTCATTATACTTCCTCTTCAACATTAATGTCAACATCTGCATCGACTTTATCGTACAGATCCAGGAAGGATTGTTTGGTGTCATCGTCAAAACGATTCAGACAAACTTCGATTGCCTTGACCTTATCTGCCCAGATGGAATATGCACGGATAATGTGGACCAGACGACGAGTGCTGATAACTTCATCGATACCACCATCATAGAAAGTCTTACGGATGATATCTGCCCAGTCACACAGACGCTTGCAGAAGTCAGGAGCAACCACATTCAGATCCTTTGCCACACCTTGCAGAAT